AGTGTATATTATGAAAAAAAACAACAAAAATAGTGATTTTTTAAGTGCGACAACTTGTGCTATATACAAAAATCAAAAAATGTTGTATAGTAATAATATGAAAACAAAAAAAACTTACATTAAGGAGAAAATATGTCAAAAGTAAAACAATGGGCAGAAGATACTGCTGAAAAAGCTGTAGATAAAATCATTTTAGGTTTTAAACACGGTGTTCTTAATAAAGATACTGCTATGGCTAAGATATTAGATGTTGATAATGTTAATATGTTAGGTATTGATGAGAACAATGTTGATGAAGTAATTATGGAGAACGCATAATGAAAAAATTTTTAGAATATATGACAATAATAATGGCATCTGTGGGAACAATTTCTATGTTTTCTGCTGTTGGTGCTATAGAAACAGATCAGTATTTACTTGCTGGTTCTGCTTCATTATTAGGAATCACAAGTTATATGCTTGCCCTATACTCACAAGAACTTTACAAGGAGGCTGAATAATGAACACTATTTTAAAAAACTCAATTGGTTATACCAAAGAGGATTTAATCTTAAAGGCAGCTAAATCAAGTGGCGCTAGTAAGGCAGAAATTTTACACGGATCATTATTCGTTACCTTTACACCAGGTTTTGTAGATGTGTTATCAAACGAATTAAAAAATGTGTTAGAGAAACTTCTTGACAATACTACTGTTAAGATGTATAATCTAAAAAATAACGAATACACTTACGATTTTATATAAGGAGAACATTATGAAAATACAATTAGGAGATACAATCAAAGACGAAAGAGGAAGAGAAGGCGAAATAACTAATATCGGTATTGCTACTGATAAGTCAGATGTTGCTGGCGAGTTAGGTGTTAATGCAAAAGAGTATGATACAGAATTAAATTATACTGGTGCAATTACTTTTGGTTCTAACTGGTGTTATTTTAGTCAGATTGCCGAAGTAGTTAAGAAAAATGAGTTTGTTTCAGATACTTCATGGATGAAAGAAGAATCAGATATTGATATTGCTTTACATTTAGAAGCAGAAAGTGTTTACGGTAAATAATGCAATCGTGGGAAGAGAAATTAATTACAGCCATACTTACACAAGCAGTTGAGGATGCTAAGTACACAGGTTTAAGTAAGAAATATCTTAAACATAAGATAGAAGCAGTTAATTGGATTTTAAGTGATGATCCACAATTTAATTATTATTGTAAGTTGCTTAATATAGAACCTAGTTATATTAAAAACAAAGTTAAAGCACACGCTGATACTAAAGTTTCTAGTAAACAAAAGGTATTAGTAAAACCAATAATGAAAATGTTAGAGAGGAAAAATAATGAGCGAAGACGTATTGGGATATAGTAGTCACGACTGGAGAAAACATACAGATGACGCTGTTGTTGTAGATGAACATACAACAGTTATTAGAAAAGTTAATGCTTGTAGAGTTATCTTTACCCATCCTAAAACATTAAAAGAGGAATCTGTTGATGTGTCAAGATTGATTAGAGTATTTGTAAATAACCAAGAAAGTCATAAGAGAAGTGTCAAGTAAAGAAGAAGATAAAAAATTACAAGAAGCGTTTGATGATGTTTTTAGGTACTCCTTAATTATGGGACTAAAGTTTCCGTGGCAGATGATTGCGGCTACTTTAGTTACCATAGGTTTAAGAATATATAAAACAGTATTAGATGATGAAGGATATAAAGGCATGACAGACTCTATAAAAGATAATTTTCAAAACATAGAAAAATTTAAAGATGAAACACTACACTAACAAAGGAGAAAAATGAGCAACCCATATGATAAACAAGTAGGTGGAGATCACTATCAAAACATGAAGATACAACCTGCTGAATTTATAAACAAGAATGAAATGAAATTTGCCGAAGGCAATGCAATTAAGTATATTTGCAGGCATATAAATAAAGGTGGTGAACAAGACCTACAAAAAGCAAAACATTATATAGATATGATTATTGAGAGAGATTATGGTGATGACGCTGAGAAAAGTAAAACTTATTCCTCGTCTGCTTTACCAGAAGGATATTCATTTGCTAATACAGATACTAAAGATATAAAGATTACTTATGATGGTTTATCTATATCAGATGAAGAAGGTTTACCACAAGATAAAACAGAAGATGAGATATTTTATCCATCAGGAGTTAGTATAGAAAATGAAAAGTAAAATACTAATATTATTACTTGTATCACTATTATGTGTAAGTTGTGCTAGTAAAAATAAAACACTAGAAACACATCCTACTGGTGAAACAAATGAGTTAAAAGCATTAAATAAATTTTGGGACTTACTTAGGCCATTGAGATTTTTAAATGGTGCAGGCGCCGTAGAGTTTAATTAGAAATCTTTAGTTATTGCAAATTGAGGTTGTTTCTTACAATCATCAATAACTGTATTAATATCATCTACATTACAAGATACACTTGGTTTAATACCACAACCATACATTGTGATTACTACTATTAATACGATTACTTTCATTACTTGAATTTTCGCTACTCTGGGAGCTAGGTGGTTTCTGAAGGACGCACACACATACTTATAATAATACCGATCCTCACTTATATGATATCAAAAGTACCTAGTATCATACAGACTATTATATAACCCATATAACCTAATAAACAATATCCTATTATCTTTTCGTAAATACTAAACATTCCACCACATTAATCTTTTCTTTCTTTTTCTTTGTAGAAGTAATCATTACTATCGCCAAATACCCACTTCATATCTTGCTCACAGAAATAGTATTTTGTTGATACCTTAAAGTCAGGAAACTTTAATTCACTTGGTGTTAATGATTGTTCGTACCATAACATACGATTATTAGGTTGAGCAAAGAACTGACCGTTTTCTAGTTTACCCACATTAAATTGTTTATGTTCAGAAGGTACTTCAGCCACAGATGTATTAATCATATTTGGATCACTATGTACACTATCAATTGTAAATAGATATTCGCCACTTACCTTACCTTTACCAGGCACATACACCTCAACATCACAATTACGAAGCATACGCTTTGTCCATATCTGTATGTCATAAGAAAAAGCATCCCATAACTCTATCTCGCCAAGAGCTAATTGTTCTTCTTCTTTGATGTCTTTTTTCCAGACAAATGCTGAAAGGGGAAATTTATCAAAACAAGCACCATAGTTTGGTAGATAGGCTTCAAAGATTAATGCCTTACCTTGCATAGACTTGACAGCAATTAGTACACACTCCTCAAACTCTCCATGACCTTTTTCTAAATCATAAAGATATTCTTTTCGCACATAACATTTAATATATGGAATGTTGGCAACAAAATTCATAACACCCTCACTTTTTTAATCTTATTGGTTTTAGTCCTGTTTCTCTATTTAAATATTTATAATCAATCTTAACAACATCAAAGTCATTCTTAATCTTTTCAGCGATCTTATAGGGGTCAAATTCAGCACAGCTGTAAACGTCTATTTGCATGAGAGCAGGAACAGGTTCATCCCAAACATGAATGGCAATGTGACTGGTTTCAATCACAGCAATACCTGTAATACCTCGATTACCTTCCATGTCACAATACTTGACATATGGACCCATTAATACTTTCATAGATATAGAATCTATAAAGTCTTTTAGCCAATTTGTTAAAACCTCTTCGTTGGTGGGAACTTTATTTGCTTCAGCTCGTATGATTAAATGTTTATGTACCTGTATTGGATTTTTCATACGACATAATATTAATTATCAACAGGTGCGTTTGCTCGCCATTGATAACACGACCAGTACCTTGCTTTTGTTTTAGGTCCTGGATTATCACAATTATGCCTTGCACGAAAACTTTTACGTCTTGCAGGATTGTCCCTTTTGATAGACAGTCCTGTTGTATCACCAAAGGATACTTTCTTGACCTTATCACCATCTTTCACATAGACATAGAACTTTTTACTTCCACCTCTTATCGGGTCATTCAGTTTTACCTTTTTTCCCTGATACTCGGCTTCCGTAATTGGTAGGTCTTGATATTTACTTTCGCAGATAGCGTCAATCGCCTCTACTTGCTTTAATGTTTTCATATAGTATTATTTATAACCTTCGCAGAACCAC